TATTGTTGTATGATTCGTTTTTTCATCAACTTTACTAAACACAGCTATGCGTCCATAAGTGCCCCCTAATTGTTTGTCTTTTTCTGTTTTTGGGGCAAACGAATGAACATTTAGATAATGATTACCATCTTTATCAAAATAAACTTTGTCAATATGCGCATGCTCGGCGACTGTATTTTGCAAATCTTGTGATACTTTTGATTTCATTTTTATAGTTTTTAGTTTGTTTTTTTTATTGAACTTGAACCCAATTGGTGCCATCAAATACCATAATAACAACTTTGGTAGCTGTCGTTGCTACACTTAATGTGCTTGCTAATCCAGTTATATTTGTACCCCACGTTACGGTTCTTGTAGATGTAGTTGCTCTTAAAATAAAGTACATCTTATCTCCACAAAAAGAATTTACTTTATTTACATTTAAAGTAAGGTTTCCTGTTAAAGAAGCGAAATCAAATACAGTTTCTTCGTTCTGAGGTGTAACCGTCAAAGTAGCTGAATATGCCGTATATGTTATTGCTTTATGAGGTATAGCATAAGTATTGTCGCTACCCGGAACAACTGTATATCTGTAAGTGTTTTGAGCAAATGAAACGCAAAAACTAAGTACAAATAAGAAGCTAAATATTTTTTTCATTGTTTATTTTATAGAAAATTAATACTGAACACTTCTACTTTTTTCACACCAATAAGTCCCGTCAAACATAAATACAACGATAGCGCTTTTTTGTTTCTTTACAGTTATTGTGTTTCCGCTAGTTGTGGTCCACAATAAAGAGCTATTAGCAGATGAACCGGATGAAAACGTAACAACGCGCCCAGCGGTTAATGTGTCTGCTTTAAATTCTAAAGAAACTTCGTCAAACTTTTTAGCTGAAAACGTTTTTATAATAAGCGTTTTTGCAGCCTTTAAAGTATCAAACGTGTAGTATGATCTAAAAGCGTTTGGACGAATAGAATCCGTGCTGGCCAGTGTTCTTGTATAAGAAAAATAATTTAGGTCGGCCCCGGTATTTCCACCACTTAACCCTGTTGCACTAAAACGTTGCGCCGATACTGTTAATGTTGATACTGCAAACAAAGCAGCAAATAATAATTTTTTCATTTCTTTTTTATTTTAAAGGTTATTGAATAAAGCTGTTTGCTGTTAGAGTTGTGTATAAAAACACTTTTTCAGAACGTCCATAGTTAACGTCAATTTTCATTAACATTTTGAAGAAGAATAGCTCTGATGCTGGTAAAAAACGTTGCAACATAAAGTTTTCATCTAAAGTGCTGTTCATTCCCACCCATAAGTTACCCTCAGGTGTTGCCATCGCTTCGGTGAAAACAATTGTATTGTCAGGCATACCGGCAAGAACTTCAATTTCCCAACCTTTGTAACGCATAATACCAGCTTCGGTAGTATCGTTGTTTTTGTATGGCTGATTTGTTAAATACTCCTCATAGATAAGCTTAGTATTCCAGCTCATTAAGAATTTCATTCTTTGATAAGAATTGGCCTGAGCAAGCAATGCGCGGTTGTTTGTTGCAACTGATTGGTATAAGCTTAACAAAGAAGCGCCAATATTTGAGCTTGTCAATGCTACCGGCGAAGCAACTTTATACACAGCCGAATCAGCGATCATACGTTTAATTAAACCATCAACAAATTGTAATTGATAGTATGGGTTAACACTTCCATCAGGGTTAAATTGAGGTACATTTACGTTATTAGCGTATTGTGTTGACCCTTGCCATGTCATTACTTCAAATTGCTCAAAAGAACGCCCTAAAAGCAATAACATAATGTAATTTTCTGCTGTTGCAGGCAATTGGCGGGTCAATAATGTTTGTGATAAATTTTCTGCATCCCAATGAACCTCAAAATTACGAGGGTTAACCAATTGAAAAGCCATGGTGTCTTTAGGAACCAATTGACGTTTGTCAATTGTGATGTTTCCGCCGGATTGTGTAGGAGTTGCAACGCGTGGTTGCAATGGCCCTGAAAAATCCATGGTAGGGATGGTGTGTTGTTTTTTGATACCATCTTTTAGATACACTACTTTTTTAATGATCGAATCAAAACTGAAAAGTGCGGGTATAATGTAATACGGCGCAACTGTTCCGGCATAAGACGTATCATTAATAACAAGTGTGTCATCATACAACAACCCTGACATTGCTTTGTATTTTAAAACTGACTTTGTAAAGCCTATTGCAATATTTAAAGCAAAAAGCGAAACAAATACGCCGGTAAATGAAACGTTAACACCTAAAAAACCCAAAGCATACGAATAGATTGTAGCCTGAATAGCTAACATCGCAATTGCCTTTACATACCCCGATAAACTTACTTTTTTCATCTTTTTTATTTATTTATTGTTAAAACTTTTTTCTTTTGTTATACGCTTTAAAGTCGAAAGCATTGATAGCATTAACAACTTCTTTTGTGTCTCCCGCAATGGGTGTTCCATCAGGATTTGCGCCTGCGCTTTTAAGAGAAGGGATGCCCAATTTTGCATCTACCTCACTCGTGAACGTCATTTTAGCGGCTGTTTTTGTTGTTGGTATCGCTTCAATTGTTTCAACGACCTTATTTAACCCTTCTTCTGTTTCTCCTGCCATTTCCACGTAATTATTAACAACCTTTTCTTCTATTGAAAGGTTTTTTGTTTTCAAGACAGATTCTATTTTTGCTTTTGCTTGCGCTTTTGCTTTTGTTTTTTTATCCTCATCCTCTGCTTTTTGGCGAGCCTTTTCATCGGCCTCGTAAGCTTTTATTTTATCTTCAGCTTCGGCTAAAGTTTTTTTCATTTTCTTTTTGTCCTCATCTTCGTCCTCGTCCTCGTCTTTTTTCTTTTTGTTTTTAGCTTCTAAGGCAGCAATGCCGGCAGCGATACCATCAGCTATGTGCGCTTTTATTTCTTCTGGTGTCATTTCTTTATTTTTTGGATTTTTAAATTTGTTTAAGTAACTTACTGCGTATTTTTGTTTTGCCTCTTTACTGTCATTTGTCTTGGGAGCATTTACATCCCCTGCCGATATTATTACATCTACAAACCCCTCTTTTTTCGCTTTCTCTGCTGTATAAAATGTAGTAGCGTCGAATATTTTTATTACCTCATCTTCGCTTTTGCCGGTTCTTGACGCAACTGCAATTACAAGTGATTTTTTTATAACTTCAAGTCCTTCATCTTTTGTCCCATCAGGATTGAATGGATTGTGATACATTAATGTAGCATAATCCATCGCTTCCACTTTTTTACCCATCAGCGCTATTACCCCAGCAATAGAGTAGGCTATACCCATTACTAAAACATCAACACGCGTTTTTGTTTTTAAGATTGCCGATATAATGCTGTATCCATCTTTTACAGAACCGCCTTCTGAGTTTATCCAAATTTGGATTCTTTTTTTACCCTCACCATCCATATAAAGAAGTTCACGGGCAAATAGGTTTCCATCAATGAAAGCGTCGAAAGGTTTATCTTCGTCCTTACCGATCTGGTCAAAGAGCGTAAAAATTGGTTCGTCAGATTCCGGGTTAATGCAATAATTCATGACGTGAAATTATACTATACCTTTTTTGCAAATATGCCTTTGTAGTATAGTATAGTATAAAAACATTTTTTTACTTTTGGGAAACTCAAAATACATGGTAAGCAGAAGTCCTAATCTTATATCATTTTATCCAAATGATTTTTCAGAAAAGTTGATAATAGCGGAGTCTTATCTCCTTGGATTATCAAAGAGTTCACGGGTAAACATGATAGTTAAAAAACATCAAGATTCGCTCGGAGAAGATGAAAAGAAAAAGCTAATTGATATTTACAATTCGTTATCTGACGAAGAAAAGAAAAGGCCCAAATCCAGCAAATAAAAAAAGCCCGATTTTCATCGAGCCAAAACAAGGGAGAAACTAACAAACCCTTTATTTTAATTATCTTAATCTAATGGGATCAATATTCCGGTTAAGAAAAAAGATTTACTTGATCCGTACGGCTTAATAGAGACGTCTCCATTTGTTGCAAATCGTAAAAAACAAGCAAAGTAAGCTCCGGCGTCATCTGTTCCGCTTGCGGTTACTATTCTTTCTGTATTTGGCCTATATCCGGCAGGCAATGTAAATATTGTGGTTTCAGCGGTAAAATTGCCACCACTATTCGTTATATATCCGCTAACCATCAAATTTGATAATTTTTCTGTTCTGTATCTCAACCTGGCAGTCCCTGAATTTATATTTACAAATGAATTTTGAAATGCCGGCTCCCCTGTTGTTCCTACATAATGCCACGAATCATATAAATACACCCAACCGCTTTGAGGGTTACTTCCGCTGTTAGCTTGCGAAATATTCCATTGGCGTTGTAAATGAACATTTTTACTACTTAAATCGCTGAATAAAACAGGGTCGGGAGCAACACTTGTGCTTGCAAGTGCAGAATACAAAGTATTTCCAGCTATGTTTGTAGTTGAAAACGCGGGAACAAAATACACCTCTTTATTATAAATAATATACCCTTGGGTTACGGATACTGCGCCGCTTACGTCTCCATCTGCAGCTCCTGTTCTTTGGCAACCAGCTAACACATAAATCACTCCGAGAGAATACGAGTTCCCAACAATTCCACCCGCAACACCATTTATTGCATCTTTAAATGCGTCTTGTAAAAATTTTAACGATGGACCCGTGAATGGCTGTTGCGCATTTGGGTCAACAATTTGTAATGTGTCTATAGTGTTCATTAGTATGTTTGTATTTTATAGGTTTTATCGCATTGCACATATTTGTCGGCAAAAACTCGTATTATGCCGTCTCTTTTTGTTGAATCGGCGCTTAAAGCATTGTAAACAGCTACAGGAATAAATATAACGAAATCGTATTGGCTATATGTATATGAGTTTCCTAAAAAGAAATTCTGATACTTGCTATTGTTGGCCATGTAACTATTCAATCCGTTGCCATTAGATAGCCAAAAATTTGTGATTGATTTGTTTGTATTTTGAATATAAATATCGCTTTTAGGTACATACATATCGGGCGAAGTAACAAATGTTGTCGGCTGTCTGAATGTTGTTTTAAACCACCTATTCAAAGCGTATTCAATCATTAGTTTGTTGCCTGTATATTTTATGCGCTCCCTTACGCCGATAAACAGATTAACAACCTTGCTCCAATTGGCTGTGTCTACATCTGGCGCAGTTGTAATTCCCGTTATTCCTACTATGTTTTTTAATTGGTAAATCGCATTGTCAATATATCTTACCTTTTGCAAGTACGTATATGTTCCTCCGCTTGTCCAGTCTGTGAAGCCTACCGCCCCCTCTGCGTAATCAGTAAAAAATAAATCGTGATAAAATTGCAAAACAAATCCCGGAACGCTCATAAGCGCCAAACGCATCGGCTTCCTTTTTGGCGGAGGCAAAAGGCGTTTTGTTTCAAAATTTACATTGTAATCATAAAAACTCATCCTACTGTAAATGTTAGCGTATTTGCAAAATCGTTGGGTGCTGACGCGTTAATTAAATATCCTGCGTATGTTTGATAGTTACGAGCAATTGTTGTTCCTGACTGTACGAGATAAATAGATAATCCACCGTTAGGAGTTACGCTTATTTCTGTAAACACAACGTCGGTCACGCCTGCGACATTTAATATTATTTTTTCAATATCTGATATTTTTACCACTCCATTAAAGGGAAGCAATGACAAATAAGAATTTAAGGCAGCTATAACATTTGCTTGTATGACAACATCGTACTGGCCGTTAAAATAAATTGATGCAATTATTTTTATAACGTCAGCCGGTATGGAAATTAAATTTACTCTCATCCCAGCAGGCAACAAAGCATCTAAATAACTTGCCACTTCTACTAATTGAATAGACGAAACAGGGGCCAGTGGGCTACCTGTTGCTATTTTGCAATTCACAACCCCATTAAACGGCACTACGGCGGCGGCTGTTATTATTCGTTTAGACGTATCAATAGTTGCGTATCCCACCGTAAAGTCGGGATTAACCTGAACAACGTCCCCATCCTGAAATTGCAATAATTTATTTTGAATCCACAAAGCGGTCCCGGCTACATCTTGATTGGTAAATGCTTCTATTTCTGTTTCAAAGGCGTTCATTAATTGTTCCATTGTAAACAGTTCAGTAGAGAATACCGACAACATATTTAACCAGTCCGCAACATTGGAAGGGGAAATATTTAATGCATTAAAAGGCGGAATACTTTTAAAATAAGTAGTCAACCTTAACTGTATATCCTCTATCTTTTCGTTAATCATGGCGTAAACTCGTATTTATAAGGCTCATTTGTATCAACACTTCCCTGTGTTGTTTGTTGAATTTCAACAGGCATAGGGCTTGTCATTTCAATTCCGTTTATTGGTTCAGAAGTTAATATATCTACAAACATCGCTTTCCAGTGCTGAATCATGTGTGTTACCCCAAAATGGCTCCATTCATAATCTTCTTCGTAACCGGTGCGAATACAAAATGAAACATTTTTTGTGTTGTCATTATATTTATTTAACGCTTGGTAAACAGCGTCTTGTAAATCGTAAATTTCTAAATTCTTTTCAAAATCCCCGTCCCCTGAATCAAGCATCCAAGAAAGCAGGTGTAAATTAAATTGCACTTCATAAATCTGCGTTCCACCGCCCATCGACATTTCATTAGTCGGATTACAACTAACAATTTCAATGAAAACAGCCGGAAATTGAAAGCTTTCCATTTTACCTTCAGCGGCCAATTGGTGCTGCTGTTTCCATTTATTGACAAGCTGAACACCGGAAACTGTTTTTAAAAGTGTTTGTATGGATATAAAAAACTGTTTCATCTTTTGTATTTAATAAAAAAATAAGCTTCCCATTTAAAAACCCCACAATGAATTGTCAGTGTATTAGGATTCTTTAAAGTCATGGCCAAACTTCCAACTTTTCTCCATGCCGTTAACTCTATAAATGGTATTGGATAAAACCCAATTGTTTTTCCAAATCTGTATGGCTTTTTCATCTCGCTTTTAAAACTTGATTCATTCTTAAATTAACACGCTTCGACATATTGCCAATTAACACATGGGAATTACCCATAAATTTACGTTGCGGCATTGTGAATTTGTATTTACCGAACGCCAAACCTTCGCCACCTTCATTGTGAATAGCCGCATACTTTTGTGGAGCCATGAACAATATTTCATCCCATGTTGATTTTTTAAGCGAAGTATTTACGCTTTGTCTTAAGTGTATATGTGCTGCGTTTTTTGTGCCTCCGCTTTTGCCGATCAACAACGGGCGTAAATTACTTTTATCCTTTCTCGGTGCCCATTTTATAAACCCCCTATCTGTCCACCCTTCCTTACGAAATGCGTCAACAAAAAAACGCTGCCCCATGTTACCCAACTCAATAGGTAACTCCCTTTTCAGAGCAGACATCTTTTCGAGCATTTTATTAAAGCGGAAACGCGACATTAGTTTACCAATTTTAATTTTTTGGGCTTTTCTTCTTTTTTATCAACTGGCACAATTACCTTACAAATTATCTTACGTGCATTTTCAAAGTGCTGTAAAACAGTTTTAAGATTTTCGGGTGTTTGATCTACTGCCGCCTTTTTAAATTCGGCTTCGGTTAACCACATTAGCCCACCTATTTGTTGACTTGGAAACGGTAATCTCATTTCTCCGTTTTCCATAATGTACACAGGTTGCCCGGGCACCGTGTCGATAAAATGAACTTCTTTTACTTTCATGTTAGTTTTGTTTTTAGTTTATTTTGGTATTGATAATGAAAAATTGTTTTGCGCGAATTTTATGTATTCTTTTGGCACCTCAAAGTATGGGTGTTTTGTTACGCCCTCGGTACTAAATATTTCTTTTTGTATTCCCGGGTTAAATTGAAATCCTTCTGGAACTTTTGCCTTTTTTAATGCTTTATTTACTTCCTTTTCGCTCCACTCTGATGTTACACCCTCTTCTTTGTCAGCTTGCAATAACACACATAGGCAGTTGTAGTGATTAATAGGTGCATATTTTAGCCAAAATTTATGACCAACCGGCAAACAAACCCCTTCTAAATGCGAACAAATATCACAGGCCCTACCTGCTGTCGAATAAATCAAATAAGGTAAAATGCTTTTTTGTTTTTCAATTGCGTTCCATTTTTTAGCATTGTTCGCTTGCGCTTGCGCCGTATTGTATTCAGCCTCTAGCCACCCTCCTTTAAATTTACCTTTTTCACTTTCACCGTAATATTTTGAAAATATTTGTTCGGCAATTGTTTTAAACTCGCCAAAGGTTCGCATCTCTCCGGCTTCATTTATAATAGCGCCGTCAGCTTCGAGTACAAAATTGAAGGTTTTAGCCCCTGAGAATAAGTACACATTATCCTTAAGAGATAATAATAACTCATAATCAGTTTCACCCATTGTAAACGTTGTCAAAGAACTTCCAAACCCGTCAAATGTTCCGCCAAGTAAATATTTTGCAGTTTCTTGGTATAAATCCTGCGGTAATGAATAAGGATTAATTGTCCCTATAAATAAACCGTGTATAATCTTTTCAAGTTCCGCATCTGAATAATTAAACTGATCCATGCTTGTGTTTATACAACGAAATTAGTTTATTTTTCAATCTTACAGGCACCTTTTCATCATTAAGAACATTTGCTGCGTCTTCTATTTGTTCAGCTTCTATTCCTGTTATTTCTGTAAATTTTTCAGCGCTTAAATTAAGTCCTGCATCTTTAGCCGTCTTCCAAACTTCTGCCGTTTTCTGATTTGCTTCGTCATTTTTAACACGCACCTCAAACTCTTCTTTGTCGTTCGGCATGTAAAAACATTCATCATCAGGAATTGGAATTCCTAACAAATTAAATTTTTCCCGAACAGTATTATTAAGAGCGTTTAACAAAAAGTCGTCCTGCTCTTTTTCAACCATTAACAGCGCTTTCCCTTCCGGGGTGGAATCGTCCTCTGTTATTTTCTTACCGGCACCTCCTCCCCCTAATGCTGTTTTTTGAGCATCCAAACCATTGGCGTGACCTAAAATAATTTTACTTATTGTTTCTTGACACCGTTTTTCTAAGTCTCCATAAGATTGGAATCCTGTTCCAATAGCTGATTGTATAAACTCAATTTCCTCTTCTTTGGTGGTTATGATATAATTCGCATTACCCATATTGGCCATTGATTTCTCCAGATTATTATACTCGGAATCGCTGGTTTTATATGGTGTTTTTGCATGCCTGAAAGGTGACGCGAAAAGTTGATTAAAGTCAGCGTTATGGCTTAAGTTATTGCGTAAAATGATCGAATAAAGAGCCACATTGTAAAGTAGGCCAAACCCACAAATAGAGGAGCCAGTGTCTGATGGAGTGCTTACATAAATCAGCCAATCATAGAAATATTCGCCGTCTTCGTCTTTTTGCACTCTATCAGTAAAATTAAGGCCTGTAGTTGAATAGGGTATTTGAACGTATTGCAACCGGTCCGGGGATACGTGCCAACGTTTTAATATAGTTAAATTTTTAAAATTAAAATCCTTTTTCTTATTTACAAGGCTTCCAAGCTGAATAAGGGAGTATCCAAAAAATTGAGCATCCAAAATATTATTGCAAAGCTCTTTAAACCATTGTTTTTCTTCAAATAATAATGAAGCGGCTTTGTTCTTTATATATTTTCCATCTGCGTTCTTTTTACCGATACAAATGCTTTTTTGAAGAGATAACGCTTTACGTTTCTTCATACATGCGAAAGTGTGGCCCTCTAAAATCTTGTCAATAAAGATGCGCTGCATTTTAAACCGGTGAGGGTAATATGCGTTTTCAGCTTCATCCACTGCATCGCGCCAGCTTTGTATGTCAACACGAATACGCTGTAATTGTAGCGGAATAACATATTGGCGAGCATCGTGTACATCATTTCTTACCGACGGAAAATGAGGTATTGCACCTTGCATGCCTGTGATTGGAACAGGATAAAACAAAGTAAAATTCTTTGCCTGTGTTTTATATTTTGCTACGCCTCCACTCATTTAATAACGTGATAAACCGGTTGCATTTCTTTAAGTTGATTAACTCTTTTAAGGGCCTCTGAAAATTCTTTATACTCAATCGCTTCGCCCTTTTCGTTCATATCGGGCGACCAAACAGTTTTGGTTTTTGAGAAAATAGAGAACCATTTTTCTCTCACCTTTTGCCCGGTTTCAACAAAGTAAGACTTGTCGTTTATTTTATTTGTAAATTCAACTATTCGATAATACATATTTAGTTTTTGTTAGTTTCTACCAAACATTTATTTCTTGAGGTGTACCGCCCGATCTTATCCTGTCACCTTTTAACGGCTCCAACCTGTTTAACAATGAATTAATATTGCCGCTTGCAATACGCTTTAAATCATCGTTTGCTTTCACCCATGCATTATGTCTTACTTCGGGCACATTTCCAGGAGCGATACGCTTAGAAAGTTCATAAACTACCATATTAAGCATGGTATTTACTATCATTTGATTTCTGTTGTCTCCTTTGGTCCAATAGGTTGTATTCGTTGGCAAGGTTCCAGCAGACACAGAATAAGGTGTTCCGGTTCCCCACATGTTCTTACCTGAATATGTGCCCGGAACCCCGTTACCGAATTTAACATCTTGTCTTTGCGATGACTGCAAAACGTCTTGTTGGCTCGTAACTAAAGAATCTTGTATAGCTGTGTAAACACTATCTTTCCACCAAACCTGATCGCCTTTATTATAAAATTGCATTGAATCAAATAAAGGCTGTGGCAATGATACATAAAACATATCGTACTGATTGCCTAACAATGTCCAGTGTGCGGAATTAAAAGGTTCGTCTACCATTATTGGTGTTGTGCAAATGTAAACCTTTCCGCCTTGTAATGTGAGTGCGCTTAATGCGTATGTAGATGCTGGATTGTATGCTGCAGCATCTAAATAAACCCGTTGATTTCCTTTGTAAATTACAGTCGGATCAAACGCATTCATATCAATAAATTCACTGTCAATATCGAACTCCTGAATAAGATTAGCGCGGATGTATGTTTGTTGGCCATTCTCTACCAACTGGCGAATGGATACGCTATTTGTTGTAATAGCGTTTAACTCGTTAGTTTGAATAACCCTTTGATAGTCAGATGTGATTAAATACGACATATCGCAAATATATTGTTTCGCGATACCTTTATGTCGTTTTTATAGTATATTTTTCACCATGAGTTTTTGGACTGAGCGCGACCCATTGTAATGTCGTGGACCACACCTCCGCGTTGAAATTTAGCGTATTCACTTTGGAATGTTGAACAAAGCATATAACGTGTTAAATCAAGAATATGCCCGTATGGCTGATAGCTTATTCCGGTAGTTGTATCTTTAATAGTTGTTTTATCGATCTTTCCGTTTTTATCTTCTTTAGTGTTTTCAAAATCGCTTATCGCAACTTTGCAGGATTTGTCAACTTTAAAATCTATTCCCTCGGCATTATAATCTAGAATTGAGTTAAAAAACTCGAATGAAGTAACAACGGATGGGTTTGAAGTCATTACCCTACGAATAGGGTTGAATTCTCTTAATTCTGAAATGATCAGCGCAAATAAATCATGCCCCTTTTCCTGTTTCACGTCCTCTTTTTGGCTAGTTGCGTCACCGGTTATATAAACCCGCCCTGTGTGCTGCCATTGTTTTAGCTTAAACTTTATTTCATTGCAAATGCCGCGCACTGTATTATTTGGGTTCTTTGCCGTTATACAGGTAATCATTCGCACTGTTTTCTGATCATCCAATACTTGAAATATACCGCAAGGGAAATAAGGATTTACGTTTTCATCAAACGATAGATATATTGCCAATCCGGAAGTATATGGCGAATCGATCACGTCGCGCTCAGATTTCCATTTCTTAAGGATTTCGCCGCCATATGTAACCTTGCCCCATTCGCCGAGTACGTTAATGCGGTACCGGTTGTAGTTTGTTTTTTTTAATTGATTATATTCGTTAATTAGGTTTTCATCGCGGTATCCATAACTACCGTCGGGGCTTCCGGATATCCAATAGTTATCTTCATAGGTAGTTTTAATCAGCACCATCTTGCCACATGATGAACGTTTAACAAATGAATGTTCGCAGGGTAATTTGTAATCAGTATCAACCCATTCGTATTTATCCACTAAATTAACTTTCACCCAACTATTTTCATCAACCGGGTTCCAGCTTGCAAATATCTTTTGTCCGGGTATACCTCGTAATGATAATTGAAATTGAGAATATTCGCCCTCTTCAAAGTGGTTTAATTCATCAAGGTAAACATATTTAAAAGATTCAACACCTTTTGCCTTTTCTTCATCATCAAGACCTTTGAGAACTATTGAGCTATTATTTAAACGGCACCGAAATATAAAATCCAATCTTTCAAAGCCGGGTTCTAATCGCAAGGTATTTAATGCGAGCTTAAACGATTCTTTTAATGTGGTCTTTATTGTTGTTGATTCTTTACGAAAGGCAATTGAAGAAGCTCCTTTAACGGCTGATTCTTTTGAAAGTATTTGAGCTATTGATAAGGTTTTTGAGCTTGATTTGCCTCCGTAAACTAAAATGGTGCGTATACTTTCATCTTTAATGAGATCATTTAAAATGAAGTAAAGCGGGTTAAACCATTTTTTGTCAAAGCGAATCATTTAATATCGTAATAGGCAATTCCGATTGGTTTTGTATGGTCGAATCCGTAAATATATTTTGGAATACACATTTTTGAAAGACTTGTCGTTATTGGTTTTGGCTATTTATTTTTTTGGTTTTTTCGCACTTTTTTTCGTCTTTTATCTCGAACATGAACGCGTAATATGGTGTATGAATAACAATTCCTTCAAAAGGAGTGTTTTTGAACATCGCATCTAATTTTTTCTTTAACCCTTCCGCTTTAGTCATTTTATGCAATATCAATCAGTTATTTGTGTTTTTATACGATTTGTTCCGCGTGTGGATATGCAAAATCAATCATTTTTTAGGAATTTCGCTTTTCATCTTTTCAGCAAATTCATGCGCTAAGCGTATTACTGTTCCGGGTTTACCTTTTATAGCCCTTTTAATATGTTTTACAAGCCTTTTCCACTCTTGGCCTAATTGCCAAAATGCACCTTGTGTTGTATTATTCCAAACGGCTTTGCGTTGGCTATAAGAGTAATAAATACCCTCTGCATTATCTAATGCCGCTTTCCATTTTTGAACATCTATTTCACTCATACTTCTCCTCCTCTAAATCTTTACCAAGACGAATAGTTGTGTCTTGTTGGGTCTTTTCAACCAACCCATTTAAACGTTGTGTTATGCTTGGATTATAAATACCCGCCATACCTCCTTCGATTTGGTCTTGGCGTATAACTCTCTTAACGCGCTTACAGACACGGATATAGGCTTTATAACGATTGCCTTTATTTTCAAAATAATCAGTAACATCAGTAATTATTTCATTTTCTTCCAGATAGTTTTGAAAACCCTCAAATGTTAAGGGCCGTTGTGCCGGAAGTTCGATTATTGTATTTGCATACATTTTAAATTCTTCCGCCGTTAGCCCTTTTGGAAGTATTGTATTGCCTTTCTTTTGTTCGATAATGGTTATAGGGTTTTCCTTTAGTTCATCCCGATAAGCACAAAAAAGCTCCCAAAGCAATTCGGGAGTTTCAATGTATTTCTTTTTGATTGGAGGCTTTGGCTTTACTTTTTGCGTGGCCTCAATTATTTTTTTAGCCATAGTTATTCTACCTCAACATCCATTTCTATTTTACGCAACTTTGCCATTTCAGAATCTAACTTATCGGCCAGCTTTGTAACTATCTTTAATTGCTTCTGAAATTTATCGAGATTAATGATTTTTATCGAATACGATATTGGTTTGTTGTTTTCTTTCTTTGCCATAAGGCAAATATACGAAAATTATAACTTATTCAAATTATTTTCGATTTTACACAAAATTAACAACATTTTAATTCCTGTCAACCTTTTGTTTTGTGGAATAGGATTCGGCTTCAAATTCAAAGAGGTTTTTATAATGAGGCGCGTTTTTACCCACAATTAAATCATTCAATTCGTAAGCCATATCGGAATAAGGAAAATCAATATAAATGTATTTAAACATTCCTTTGTCGGCTTTATAGCTTTTTATTTTGGACATAAAAATATTGTTTAAATTGGTGTATTCCAAATATTGATTACAATGAACGATTTCGTGTGCCAGAGTAATGTTTTCGTCATCCTGTTTTTGAAATGTGCCATTCGGCAATGTAACATGATTTATATTTACAGAGGTTATACGTGTGGATCCTAAAACAAACGCGACATTAGGATTTGAAATAATTGTGTTTGTTGTAAAACATGGAAATCCAGTTTGTAAGGTGTGACGAAAATTAAATTTGTCAGAATTAATGGCCGTTATTACAACTCCGACAGAACCTGCCGGCATTATTTTAGCGCACAGTTTTTTATTTATAAAATCGTAGCGCAACATACTTATTCCAAAAGCATCAAAATTGTAATATTGCAGAAACTTATTGGAAAATCCGATATTATATACAATAGATGTTCCGAGTGATGTAATTATTCGTGATGGCCAATTAGTTAGTCTTTCGTGGTACGCATAAATTCCATCTAGGTATTTGCCTGTAACAATCGCAGCGCCTCCAATGGCACCATTTCTAAAGCCGTGTGCAAACGCTTTTAATAGCTTAACGTGTCGAGGATTATTCAATATTTCACTTGCCCCACCAACTATACCATTAAATACAATATTATAAATTGCTAATTGCGCTTGTTGATCGGCGTAAGATTGACCGTTACCCCTTAAGGTAACGGTCAATAAAAATCCGAATAAAATTATTTTTTTCATAGTTTATTAAGATTGGCTTCTATTTTACAAATAAGGACCAGCATTTTAAGCAATCGTTCTTTTCTTTGCTGCTGTTTTATTATTTTACTCATGATTTAATTTCTGTTATTTGTTCCTTAACTTCATGTTCAAAAAGGGAATAAGGAACTTTTTGACCCTCATATTCGCCTTCAAATTCATAAAAATTGAGGCCGCCGGGTTTAAAGCCTTTGTAAATAACTTCGTTTCCTTTGTAAGAATAGGTGTTGCCTATTACTAATTGTGATGTTTCCATAGTTTTAAGATTGATAAGTGAATAAAAAATATATTATAAATGCTAAAATTGTTGCTGTTAGCGCTAATAACAATAATGCTGCGCTGGGCTTCATAATCGTCCCCCGACTAAATATAAAGTCAGTGTAAAGCTTAAATGATACGCCGATCAATACGGCTGAAATGATTAGTTTAATAATGATTAGTGTCATGTTGTTTATTGTATTTAGTTTTTGCCCCTGCTATCCGGGAACTACGATTTATTAATTTGACAGGACAAACATACAACAACATTTCGTAATTACCAACATATTATTTATATATTATTAACACGACTATGTTAATAACGTGTTGGTTTATGGTTTTTTATCAGCTAAACACATTGATTTAATTGAGATATTGATTATTGTTAACAACTTTATGTTGACAATAAAAAATTATTCGTATGTTTGTATCGAAATTATTATTAACAAAACAAACAAAATGAAAGACATTAAAATAGATTCTGGTGTTACTCTAAAGAGAAAAGGTGCAATATACCCTTTTGAAAAAATGAAAGTAGGGGATAGTATTTATATTGAATTGGCTAAAGGTAAAAACATAAAGTCTCTTCAAAGTCAAATCCATTCCAACTTTAAAAGTTTTACTTTGAGAAATCCTAAATACTCAAAATGGAAGTGTACTACAAATAAAGATAGCAAAGGTATTAGATTGTTTAGAACAGAATAAAGCTTAAACATAAACCCAAAAGCAAACCACTTACTAAATAATAATTAAATGGAAGGATTTGAATTAACCTTAAACGGTACGACTTATAAATGTAGCAATACCCAATACACGCGGGATAATAAAAATTGGCACATAGAGTCGAAAACAAATGATGTGACAACTATAATGACTATTCCGATTGAATCAAAGCTTTCGCGCTCGCAATGTATGCTATTTGTAGAAATATTTCATGAGGCACTAATGGAAGCTAAGAAAAAACAAAAGGAAGACTTAAGATTTCCGCAACAATTATCATAAAAACTAAGAAACCATGAAAATTAAAACATTACAGTATCACAAGGTATTTAACCTCGGCAACTTTTCTAATGAAAAAATCGGAATTGAAATAGAATTAGCAGAGGGTGAAGACCCAGTTAAAGCGCATTTTGAAATGGTTGACTTTGTTGAAAAGGCTCACACTTTCCAAAATGATAGGCCTTCTTATATAAAAGCGCACGAAATAATTAAAGATGCGGATAACCATACCGGCGCAAATGTTAAAAAGGCGCATCAAATAATTATTGACTTCGAGCAAAAATACGAAAGCTTTATAAAGTTAGATGTTAGAAAAAACTTAACTGCTTAACCCTATGAAAACCTCCACCTACAAATCAGCGGCCACAACCCTCAACGAGTTTGTGATGCTATCCAAAACAATAAGATTCGGTCTTACTACAAGTCCTCAAAGCTCTGTTAAGAGATTGGAGAAAGTTAATGAGTTTTTTAAAAAGTAAAATGATGAATACTGATAAAATAATACTTGATGCTTGTTGTGGTAGCAGAATGTTTTGGTTTGACAAATCAAATCCCAATGTGTTGTTTGCAGATATAAGAACCGAGAGTCTTACACTGTGCGACGGCAGGGAATTACACATAAAACCTGATGTAGTAATGGATTTTACAAACATGCCATTTAAAGACAATACTTTTCAAATGGTCGTTATGGATCCTCCGCACATGAATAAATTAGGTAAAAATACTTGGATGGCTCAAAAATATGGGGTTTTGCTTCCTTCTTGGAAAACAGATATAAAGGCAGGCACGAATGAAGCGATGAGGGTTTTAAAACCTGGCGGCACATTTATTTTTAAATGGAATGAATCGCAGGTGAAATTAAACGAAGTATTGGCTTGTATTGATTATAAACCATTGTTCGGCCATGTAACAGGAAAGCATGGTAAAACAATTTGGTTAGCATTTATGAAAAGTAATTAATCAAACAAGCCACCGAATGAAAACAGACAGCCTTAGAGTTGGTAAAACATACACATATAGCTCTAATCTTATAGATGTAGATGTGATTTATGATGGTATCGAATCTGAAGGCTTAACATTTTACAAATTCAAATCAATCAGCTTAGATGTTCCTTATAGACTATGGGCGCATGAAGTGGAAACAAAAATAACAGAGAAATAAAATGAAAAGAGAAATAAAGTTTAGGGTTTACGATATTTCAAACAAAAGAATTGTTCACGATATATTCTTATGGGAGCCATGGAGTGGGTTTATTGAAGAAAACAAGGCGCATGCTCCATTTATATTTTATGAAACATACACCGATTTTGAAGATGGCATAAAAAGAGATTGCCAATTAATGGAATTCACCGGATTAAAGGATAAAAACGGAAAAGAAATTTATGAGGGGGATGTTGTGCGAATATCTGATGATGGCGCAACTCCTCTACGAAAAATCGAACATTTTAAGGGGGGCTTTTGGTTTATGGCTATTAAAACGGATTGGAAATTCCCTATAAATATGATTATAGAAGAGCGTTTATCGCAATATGAAATTATCGGAAACATTTACGAAAACCCAGAACTGCTAAAATGACCCAACAAGCCCAAGCCGCCGAATTGCTCTCTCAGATGAACCAAAAACTCATCGAGATATATTCTGCCAAGCCAAATACAAATAAACCGCTCACAGACCGCCAAATTAAGCGAGAGAGCGATATAATGTTAATGGATGCTAAAACGGCGAAGTTTCGCAGGGAAATACAGGAAGAAATTAAACTAATGAAAAATAAATAAAAACTATGATAACTAAAATTTACAAAAACTTTAACGATTTCTATAGTCGTGAAAACAAAGAAGAAAATGGAGTAAGCGAAAGTTTTGCCGCCCAAAATCCAGATTTTGAAAAAGAAAATTTAAGTAATGAAGGGTGCTGGAATTGCTCTGATTGCTCTGATTGCTCTGGTTGCTCTCGTTGCTCTGGTTGCTCTGATTGCTCTGGTTGCTCTGATTGCTCTGATTGCTCTGGTTGCTCTGGTTGCTCTGGTTGCTCTGATTGCTCTGGTTGCTCTGGTTGCTCTGATTGCTCTGGTTGCTCTCGTTGCTCTCGTTGCTCTGATTGCTCTCGTTGCTCTGATTGCTCTGGTTGCTCTGATTGCTCTGGTTGCTCTGATTGCTCTGATTGCTCTGGTTGCTCTCGTTGCTCTCGTTGCTCTAGTTGCTCTCGTTGCTCTGGTTGCTCTGGTTGCTCTGGTTGCTCTCGTTGCTCTGATTGCTCTGATTGCTCTGGTTGCTCTGGTTGCTCTGATTGCTCTGATTGCTCTGGTTGCTCTCGTTGCTCTCGTTGCTCTGGTTGCTCTCGTTGCTCTGATTGCTCTGGTTTAAAACAGGCTTCACCTATTGAATCAACAGAAAAATACGAATATCCTAAAATTAAAAATATTCACACAAAGGTTTTAGAAGCCGTTTCCCAACCTAACGCATTAGATATGGGCGTATGGCATAAATCAGGAGAGATAGGCGAAAATGGCGCTTATTGCGGAACCACACATTGCCGCGCTGGATGGGTAGTAACATTGGCAGGAAAGGCAGGCAGGGAATTAGAATCAAAAACATCCACACTTCATGCAGCAATGCAAATATATCACAGTTCTTGCCCTGATATACGGGTAAGCCCTGTAAGGTTTTTTGAATCAAATGAAGTTGCGATGGCTGATATAAAACGTTGTGCCGAAGAAGAAACAAAACTTAATACTCAGAACCAATGACAACCACAACAACCCAAATAATCTCAGTTAAAGGCGATCTATTCAAAATAACACTAATTGAACAAGCGCCAAAGGTTCCTGCTTCATTAAAGTTTGCAGCAGAATGTAATTTGTTTTTTATTAATCATTTAAAGAATTAGGGATGAAAACAGAATTAAAAGACGTTTCGGGTTATGAAGGATTATATCAAATAACACCAAGTGGCGAGGTTTTTTCTTATCCTAGAAAAGTAAAAAGAAACAGCGGATTTTACACGCTTCCGTCTAGAAAATTAAAAAATAAAACAGCTTTAGATAACAGGCTTTATGTGTCATTATATAAAAATGATTCATGTAAGAATTTTAGGGTTCACAGATTAGTTGCTCAAGCGTTTATCCCAAATCCAGAAAACAAAGAAACAGTAAATCATATTGACGGAGACTGTCAAAATAATTATGTTAATAATTTAGAGTGGGCTACATTAAAAGAAAACATAAATCACGCTTTTGCTAATGGGTTAACGCCATTTATGCCAAAGAACAGAAAAGATTTATCCAAACCCATAAACCAAATAAACGACAAAGGAGAGGTAGTCGAAAAATTTCTTTCGGGAATGGATGCGCAAAGAAAAACAGGATTTAACTATTCAAATATAAATTTAGTTTTAACCAAAAAAAAGAAAAAGGCTTATGGATACTATTGGGAATATGCAAATTAAATTAGTTGATGTGCTGCATTTGTATTTGGGATGTGAAGGCAAAAACCATAATGGAGAAACAATAGACTTAACATCTAGGACACTTAATTTAATTTGGTGCAATGTAATTGGATTTAAACCAATCCTTCGCCCGTTATCGGATATGACAGAGGAAGAAGCTTTAATATATTTTTCTCTGCCGTTAAAATCAATTATTCTAAAAAAGAATGTGTACGCAGAATCAATATCATTTAATTATAAATGGGTAAATCCTAAATATGCCAGCAATAATCAAGACAGCTTTTCTTATTCAGAAGTTGGGATTGGTAATGGATTTCAGTCTTTCACTCAAAAACAATTTCTATTCCTCTTAAAACGCGGTTTCGATTTATTCGGACTCATTGAATCTGGACAAGCAATTGATAAAACAACTTTAAAACCTTAACCCTATGACCCACCACGCAGAATATTACGCCAAAAAGAATTTAGAAAACAGGAGTTATGACAAATCAACTGTTTACGACGGATCAACAGAAGAGCCGCACGAACACCCAAACTTTCCAAAACCTCAAACAGCTAAATGGTTTAATGTTATAGTTGTTCCCGCGTGTATATGGGCAGTATTAGCTTTAATTAATGCACAATACAATATCGGACAGGGATTAAAGCCGCAAAATTGGGAATTAATGAATGGGGCTACTACGGTTTTGTTTATGTATTGGAGCGCAAAAGTATTTGAATGGCTTGCGAATATAGATTATAAAAATAATAGAGTTAAAATGAGCGCATTTATAGGTGTATGTATGTGTTGCGCCTCTTTCGTTGCCTTTGGTCTTTGGTTGTTTAAAATCATTGTTGAACTTTTTATTAAATAATTATGGAAAATCAAAGATTAGCAAAAAAGATAGATTCTAGCCAACGAGCGATTACTGATTTAATTGACGAATTAGTTGAAGAGCTTGAATCGGTTGAAAAACAAAATGAAGCATTAAAACAAGCCCTACACGGTATTTACAATTTATGTGATAATGATAATTTAAGCCATGAAAACATTTGGAGGATTGCAAACGAAGCACTCCATTAAAAACAACTCAAAAATGAGCCACACACCAGATAGATTAGAAAAGCCCGACCCGCTAATAGAATGCGATGCAAAGCAAATTCTTGAAACATTAAAAAATTACGGTAAGGTTAGTCGCTGGAAAGTTTACAGGTTAAGAAGGGAAATAAAAGAATTGCTAAAACTGCCTGAATATTTTTATCTCGATAATGAAATTGAAAATTTAATTGAATCGGCAAAAGAAAGTTTATGACAACTACGCCTTATGAAATGCTGAGCGATGGCGGTAAAATTATTTACTGGAAAAATTATCATTCAGTTTTGTCAAACTTTAGAAATAGCGCTGAAAAATACGCGCTAAACTTTTTAAAAAAACGCAGAATAACTATTGAGTTAAGAACAATTGAAAATAAAATATTTGAATTAATGCAAACGACTAACAACTAAATAAAATGGAAATAACAACAGAAGTTCAAAAACAACCATTAACGACAAAATCCTTATTTTCTCGGGAAGATATTCAAAAAAAGTTCGCCGAATTGCTTGGAAAAAAATCTCAAGGGTTTATTGTTTCTATCCTGCAAATAGTAAACTCTAATGAGCTTTTAAAAAAGGCTGACCCGATGACTATTTATAATTCGGCGGCTTTGGCGGCAACACTCGATTTGCCAATTAATCAAAACCTGGGGTATGCTTATATAGTTCCTTACAAAGGTGCCGCACAGTTTCAAATGGGCTGGAAAGGGTTTGTTCAATTAGCACAACGAAGCGGGCAATTTAAAACTATTAATTCAATTGAAGTTTACGAAAATCAAATTGATAAAATTGACTACCTAACTGGCGAAACAATTTTGAAAAGCGAAGAGCCAAAAGGCAAAATAGTTGGCTATATCGCATATTTCAAGCTAATTAATGGATTTGAAAAGTCTCTATATATGACCAAAGCGCAAATGGAGCAACACGCAAAAAAATATTCCCAATCCTATAAAAAGAATTTCGGTGTGTGGGCGGATGGAGAAGATGGATTTAATGCAATGGGAAAAAAAACAGTTTTGAAATTACTACTCTCAAAATATGCCCCCCTTTCAATTGAAATGCAAAAGGCTGCTATCATAGATCAGTCTGTAATTAATGATGATAAAGGCGAAAGTGTTACTTATTCTGACAATATAGAAGACGCTGTTGTAATCGACAAAGAAGCCGAACGCATTACCCTTATGATTAAAGATTGCGAAACGCTCGAAGATTTAGAGTTGCTGCAATCTTCAAACCCTGATATTGATACAAAACTATTTGAAGCACAAAAAGAGGTTATTAACGCTAAAAAGAAATAGCAATGTTTTCGATCGAAGAAATAAAATCAAAAAACAAATATTACGAACGGTTATTATCTGAAATAAAAATGGATGGAAATTTAGCAATGGCAAACGATATTGTTCACGCAAAAGAACACCAATATGAACCGGCAGGCGCTGATATTATATTATTCAGAGCATCTTCTAATGGTCATTTAATGGTGGAACCAAAAGGTAAGAGCAATTTTGAAAAATGGGAAGACGCCTGCATAAACCTCGGCATGTGGCAATCTCAATATGAAAATTTTAAAGATAAAAATTGCAAAAGCGCAATTAAAAAACTCGAACAAATAAAGCAATTAAAAGACGCGTTGCCAGCTTTAGAGGCTGCCAAAAATGACACATCATTATCCGAAACCGTTATTACCCACCTTATTGATGTTTATATTGCTCAAATTGAAAAAAGAAAGGAAGAGGTTGATAGTAAATTCTTAAGGAAGGGAAACGAGTGTGAGGAAGATTCTATAACCTTATTTTCTCGGGTTACCAAAAAGATATTTAAAAAGAATGTTGTTAGGCTCTGCAATGAATTTGTAAGCGGGGAGTGGGATTTAAGTGTTGAAGAAAACGGAAAAATAGCAGAAACTATTGATATAAAAACAAGTTTCTCCCGCAATACTCATTTACGGGCAAAATTCAAAGAATTAAACTCGATCTATTATTGGCAAGGAATTACATATATGTGGCTTACAGGGGCAACAAAACACACGGTTGCATATTGTTTGGTAAACGGAACAGCGCAGGCAATTATGGATGAGAAAAGGAAATTAGGTTATAAACACGGAATGGTTGACGGTGAAGGAAATGAAAGCGAAGATTTTAAAAACAAGTGCAAACAAATTGAAATCAACCACATTTTTGACTTGGAATTATTCAAATCGCATAACCCATACTTTGATTTTCACAATGATTTAAGTCAATGGAATTATGATATACCTAAAGAGAAACGTGTTTTTCAGTTCACATTTGAACGCAATGAAAATGATATTGAAAGGCTTAAAAATAGGATAATTGAAAGTTTGGCATGGATAAACGTTAATTTATTTAATGTATGACAAACTATATTAAATTAACCTGCACGCAATTTTCTCCGCAACCGAAGCCCATTAAAGCCGAGAAGAAAAAACCCGCGCCAATTAAAAAGTTAAGCGCAAAGAGGGAGAAGGAAAATAAAGAGTATTTGACATTAAACAAGGTGTATTTAGAAAACAATCCATGGTGTAAAGTTAAAGGTTGTAAAAACGCTTCGACTTCCGTCCACCATAAAAAAGGGCGTATAGGCAAGTTATTATGCGATATACGGTTTTGGCTTGCTACCTGTATGGGCTGCCATTCAGAGATCGAAAAACGACCTCAGTGGGCTTATGAAAATGGTTATTCACTTTTAAGAAACGCGAAATGATTTACAAAGTAGAAGTGTTCGCAGCTAAATGCGATAATTGCAAAAAGGAATGGATTGACGACATAAATGACTTTTCTTATATGGGAGATGTATCCACAATGGCGGAATGTTTAATGGAGGATTCATGGGAAACAATTGAAACAAAAGGAGAAGAAGATAAACACTATTGCCCCGACTGTTTTTATTTTAATGAAGAAGACGAATTTGTTTTAAGAATTGAAAAACAAAAATAGCGCACCCTTTAGAAGCAAGACAATTAGGTTACTTAAAATAAATACAAAATGCCCGATAAAGCAATAAAAGAAGTTTCAGAAATCGCAACAGACTTAATAATTCAAAGATTACCAAGCATTGAATTTGATTATGATTATTTAAAAGCCTGTGTTGAGGAATCTATTTACAATGCTAAGAAAAACAATGAATTAAATGAATTTTTAACTAACGCAAATCTTTAACCATGCAAACACAACCACAACAAATTGATTTGGTTTCTAAAAGCCCGATTAATACGCTGAAACTCACAAAACAGAACAAATCTATTGCAGGGCATTTAGTAAGAATTGGTAAGATAAACCGATACATCGCATTGCAGCTTTATGGAGTAGGCGATTTACATTCGAGAATTCCTGAGATACAGGATTATATTAAAACATTTGGCGATTTTAAAATCGAACGCCAAAGAATAAAAGTTGCCAATCTTCGCGGGGAATCGACAAGCGTAAATGAATACTGGTTTACAGAAGAAACAATTAAAGATTTATCATTTTTAGAATTATAATTATGCTCATAAACGATCATTTTCAGAATTACAAACGTTACGCAATTCCAAAGGCGCAGCTTATAATAGCGGATATACCTTATAATGTTGGTAAAGATGCTTACGGCTCAAATCCGTCATGGTACATTGACGGTGATAATAAAAATGGAGAAAGCAAATTAGCAAACACCGAATTTTTTGACACCGATAAAGATTTTAAAATAACAGAATTCTTGCACTTCTGCTCAACCATGCTTTTAAAGGAGCCTAAAGAAACAGGAAAAGCACCCTGTATGATTGTATTCTGCGCTTTTGAACAGCAATTTGAATTAATTGAAAAGGCAAAGAAATACGGATTAACACGGTATATAAATTTAGTTTTCCGTAAAAACTTTTCAGCGCAAGTTTTAAAAGCAAATATGCGAGTAGTGGGAAATTGTGAATATGCTATTCTGCTTTACCGGGATAAGCTGCCAAAATTTAACAACAAGGGTAAAATGGTATTTAATTGCATTGATTGGGTGAAGGATGGTAAAACAGAAAAGATACACCCAACTCAAAAGCCTGTTGAATTGCTTCAAAAACTAATTGAAATTTTCACAGACCCGGGCGATGTCGTAATTGACCCGGTGGCGGGCAGCGGATCAACTTTAATTGCCGCAGAAAATGTAAATAGAAAATGTTTTGGATTTGAGATTAAGAAAAATTTCTTTAAAGAGGCAACGAAATTAATCAACGAAAACGGTCTTAAAAAGAAAGAAATAAAAGAGCTTGGATACGCTAAAACTGAAATATCTAAAACCCAATCAATATTATTTTAACCTAACAATAAACCCACAACACCATGAAAAACCAAAAAAGCTCCGCTAAAAAAGTGTCGAGCGCAAAATTAAGTCCGGCTCAAAAAGCTGCGAATACGAAAAAGGCGAAACGGATCGAGGCTGCTAAAGAAATTATAGATTTGAAAAGTGAAAATTTAAAGCTTAAAAATGAATTGAGTGTATTTTTAAAACCTGTTCCCGCAACCCCATTTGAAAAATGTGTTGAAAACCGTTTAGAAGAAACACGCCGTTTAATTTTAGTAAAAGGGAAAGAATATGTACGAGGTAATGATAGATTCCACAACTTTAATCGTGCCGCTAAAATGAATAACCAAACTCCCACCAGGTCATTGCATGGGATGCTAACAAAACACCTTGTTTCGATGTTAGATATATTAGATGATATTGATTCTGGTAAAATTCCTACTAAAGAAACGGTAGATGAAAAATTTGGGGATATAGTAGTATATGTAATACTTCAAGAAGCTTTGATAAAAGAAAAGGTATTAACTATATTTTAATCATTACGCTGCCTTTAAATTCCGATTTAAATTTTTTTGAAGCAGGCAGTAAGAGCCCGTGGTGATGATTTAACATTACTCAGTGAGTTCCGGTGGTCGGGACTCGGGCTATTTTTTAACGTTTAATAATTGATTTATGGCAAAGGACCCAGCATTTTTATTTTACCCAGGAGATTGGCAAGGCGGCACAGTTACGTTTTCTCGTCATTTAAAAGGTTGTTACATTGATTTACTAGTAGCCCAATTCAATAATGGAAGTTTATCGTTAGACGAAATAAAAACGGTTCTTGGATCGGATTTTGGCCAAACTTGGCCTACCCTTCAAAAAAAGTTTAAAGTAGATTCTAACGGTTTATTTTATAATGAAAAGCTATTAACAGAGTCTATAAAGCGTAAAGATTTTTCTAAAAGTAGAAGAAAAAATTTAGAAGGTTCTACCCATATGGGCTCCCATATGGAAAATGAAAATGAAAAAAGAAGATTAGAGTTTATTAAAAAAGTGGATGAGTTTAAAAATGAATTTTCTGAAAAAATTTTAATTTCTTTTAAAAGCTATTGGCTTGAAATGAATAAAAGCCGTACTAAATTCAGGTTTGAAGGGCAAACATTCTTTGATTTTAAAAAACGATTAAATACTTTTTTAATAAACGACAATCAATCTAAGGCTTCCGATAAACAATCAACAATTACAACCCAAGCAAAAGATTTAACATGTTAAAACTAAAAGAAGGTAGCTTGTACGATAAATTTAACGAATACGGAACGTTCGTACTTAAAAATGGGTTAATGTATGATTTAGAAAACAAAGAGGCTATAAACGCATGTATTGAAGTTTTTGATAAAAATGAAATCGGATTAACAATTGTTGGTAATCCAGGGAGCGGCAAAACTTTATTTTTTGATATGATTCAAAAAATTATTAACCCAAAATCATCTCAAATGTTTATTAAGGTTAATGTGCTTGATGTTGTTTTAGATTTCAACAATAAAGAAGTTGGGCATAAGGTGTTTCGAAAGTGGGAAAGTAAAAACGTTTTTTTTGATGATTTAGGAACCGAGGATAAGGGTTATTTGTTTGGGGAAAAAGTGGAGGTGTTCGAAAAATTTATCCAATTCCGGTATGAATTGTTTCGAAAGTTTAAATTAAAAACTCATTTTACAACCAATCTTTCGAAAGAAGAAATGAATAACCGGTACGGCATGCGTTGCATTTCGAGATTAAATGAGATGTGTGAGCGTGTTGTTTTGGGTGGATCAGTAAATTACACTGATCGCAGGCAATATAAAAATTTTATTGCATTGCCACCTGTTTTGCATGAACAAAAAGAAGATGAAAAAACAAAATGGGTTAAAGAATGGTATGAGCAATCCAAACAAGAAGCTCAAAATAAAACAACGCTTGGGCGAGAAACTTTAGGTCAAAGAATGAAAAAAGTGTTTGGCACATAAACCCAATCCGAATTTTTAGAAGTTCGGTTAAAAAAGACAAAGGAAATTTGAAAAGTAAATAACGGTTGAGTATTGGCGAAGTGCCACCACTACTCACTTTCAAATTAGGCACAAACTATCTGTGGCATTTTGCCAATACTGTGTTATAGGTAGTTGTTTTAAAAATTAGCGTTTGGCATTAAATAACTAAAAAGATGAAATTTAACGAGAACCCTTACTACTCACCTGAGAAATGCGGATTGGAAATATTTGAAAGTATTGACACCGCAGGAAGTTACGAATTTGATATGTTCGTAATTTGGAAAAAACTTGATGACAATACGCTTTGGTTTGATACTGATAGCGGTTGTAGTTGCCTAAGCCCATTTGATAATGGCGACCACGGACACGATTTAAAGCCTATTACAGAAGAAACATTGCACGGATTTAATGAAGCACTAAAAAACCATTATCAAATTACGCAAGAAGATATAAACAATATTAGTAGAAAGGTAAAAGACTATTTGAAATTGTAACCGTTCGGTGGGAATTTTTAAAACAATTACCTATAACGTGATTCCGCTATGAGTAGTGGCGGATTTAGAACTACTCTATTTAAATTTAGCACAAATGAAATTAGAACGCACAAACTTTGACTTACCACAAGACCCGCCATTACTTATAGCGGATGTTATAGGTAGGCTTTTTTCTCAACTTAATAAGCAGTTAGAAGATTATATTATTGAAGGACTTAAAAGAAAAGGATTTGAGTTTGAAAATAGAATGGAACTTAAAAATTTTATAAAGTCAAATTGTAGATGCGAAGATAGAACCGATATTAAGCAAAGAACATATTTTGCAAACGATATTCCGTTCTTTTTACATTGCTACGAAATTGAAATGGATAATCCAATTACAACTGATAGAGAAGTAAAGATGTCCGCTAACTACGGTCGTTATGCTTACCTATAACGTACAGGGCTTGGCGAAGGGCGAATTACCGCACAATCTGAAATATGAAAAACTAAAATAAGGGTTTATTTAATTTAAAAAAATCGCTTGGCGTGTGCTGGCAGAAAAACACAGACTATGAAGATTAACAGAATTTGGGCAATGCCTCACAGCTTAACATTTACAATTAAGCCAATAAAAGAATTGATCGAACGGTATATTTCAGATGGAAATATAATAATTGACCCGTGGGCAAATAACTCAAAAATAGGGACGATTAGAAATGATTTAAATCCTGAAATGGATACGCAATTTCATTTAGATGCTTTGGAGTTTTTAAAATTACAACCCGATAACTCAGCAGATGTTGTTTTATATGACCCACCTTATTCAATATCACAGGCAACTGAAATGTATAAAAGTTTTGGGAAAGATAAATTAGAAATACATGTTTCAAATATGGGATATTGGGGTAATTGCAAAAGTGAAGTAGCAAGGATTTTAAAACCGAATGGAATTTGTATCATTTGCGGATGGAGTAGTAACGGAATTGGATTAACAAGAAAGTTTGAAATGGTAGAGATACTATTAGTGCCACATGGAGGAAGTAAAAATGATACGATTGTAACTGTTGAACGCAAAACAACCTTTTAAATTTTTGCAAAAAAAATTAAGAGTGCGTTGGATTTTTAATTAAATAAAACCGACTTAACCGATGAAGGAAAATATGAAATACGAACCTAAGCCTTTTGCCAAGCTGTTGTTAGGCAATCGTTTTAATGTTGCCTAACTACTCAACAACCGCACTTTAATAAATTAAACTATGAATTTATTTGACAATAATGGCGCCCATTTTAGCGAATGCAGAAAATACAGATATTTCCTTTGGCGCATTTGGGATAAAGAAAAGCCGTTAGTAATGTTTATTGGATTAAATCCTTCTACGGCTAATGAATCTACTGATGACAATACAATTAAAAGGGTTATGGGTATTGCTAAAAATTTAGGTTATGGCGGAATTTATATGATGAATTGCTTTCCTTTTATTTCTACAAATCCTGACGATTTAAAAGATTTTGGCAATAATGCAATAAACGAACATTGGTTATACATAAATTCTAAAGTGTGTAGAGATGTAGTGTTTGCATGGGGAAACTTTAAAATAGTTTCAGAGACGCTTAGGGATAAAGAATTAATCGCAATGTTTCCTAATGCTTTTGCTTTAAAAATAAATAAAAACGGATCACCGAAGCATCCGCTTTATTGCCCATTAAACAGTGAATTTGTAAAATTTACAAACAAATGAAAATCCTCTACAACAAACTACTATTTAGTTATAATATGTTTTGGTACTGCCTAAAAATGACAGCTAAAAGCGATAGTATTGCGAGGGAGAATGAAGAAATAATTAATAAACTGAAAAAATGATACAAATAAACGAATTAAGGATTGGTAATTATATAACAACCCCTCTTGGTATAGATGCTGTATTTTCTATAAGAAAAATAGACGGAGAAATAGATGTTAACACTTTTTATGATGAAGAAATTCATCCAATATCATTAACCAAAGAGTGGTTGGAGAAATTAGGTTTTGAATTTAAAAATAATTCTAACCAGTATGGATGGTATAAAGATGTGCTTAATCGTCAATTTTGTTGGTGTTATTCGGAATTTGTTAGCATTGAATTTAAAGCCAGACAAATGGATGAATTTCAAGATACAATAATGGATATTAAATGTAAGTATATTCATCAACTGCAAAACATCTATTTCGCGCTGACAGGCGAAGAGTTGGAAATTAAATAATAATTATTTCACTTTTTAAAATAATTCAACAAAGCTAATTCCCCGGAAGTAATTAACCGTTGGCTTTCTTGCGGTGTAATATCAAAATTGGTAGACGAAATTACTTTGGTATCAATAACGATAGTTTTTTTCATTATGTCGGGGTTGTTTAAAACTCCAACATCTTGAGCAGAGGCCAACATTAAAACAGTTCTTTCGATTGCTTTTACAGGTTCGTTTTCCGGGATTGGGTCGTAAACAGCTTTTGTTTTTACATCATACAGAAATAACCCTAAAACATTGTCAGGAAAAGCGTCAATTGGGTAATTATACATAACACCGGCATCTATAAAATGGTGTCCGGCATATTCCCCGGCGGTTAATTTTCTTCGTCTGAAATATTCAGGTATTGCCGCACTTGCGCTCACCGCCTCAGCAACTATCGTATTAGGGGTTAACTCTGCTGAAAATTTAACCAATGCGGCGGTATCGTGATCGCAAGCATAAACAACTAAGTCCAGGTATCCTAAACGCTTTAAATCGCCAAATGTGATTAATTCGTTACCGGTTTTATTTTTGATTTGAGTTTTAATGAAGGAAAATAAAACTTCGCCTTTATAAATACCGTAGGTAGTCAATGCGGAAACTGGATTAAAACCGTCTTTAAATGATTTGTAATCTACTTTTGTCCAGATGTCGTATAATTCTGCTGCGGTATATTTTAAACAGATGCACATAGCTGTAATAGCTCCTGCGCTGGAACCGGCAACGCCTTCTAAACGTTGATACATTCCTAAAGTTGTGGCCGCTTTTGCTGCGCCTATGTAAGCCTGCCCGCAAACTCCGCCACCTTTAAGCCCCCAGAATTTTATTTTGGATATGTCCATTTTTCAGGTTGTAAAAATTGAAATGTCAATATAATATTGCGGGTCGTTATGTTCTGTAAATTTTGGAATCATGCCATCATATTTAGCTGTTATCCCTCTGTTTATATTTATAACCCATTGTTCTCTACCGTGATGTTTATTTTTAAATTTTATACGGTCTTCTTCGTTCATTCCAGCCCTTTCACCCATAATATAACCTCCAATACAACCAGCAATTTCTTCAAGCATTTCTTTATAAGGCTTTAACTCTTCTTGCCACGGAAGCGCAATTAAATCTAAATCTCTATTCAAAGAACCGTGAAGCACAATGTTATATCCATATTTTAAACCAATTTCTTTTATTACTTCAAAATAAAAAGTATATAAACTTGGTTTTGCATGAATTGGCTTATCCATTTTATTTTGGTTGCTCTTTTGTTAAAGTCGGCATCGCAACTGCTGTATTTGTGTTTTTTCTTAAATACATATTTGCGGCACCAACAACAATACCAACAATTTTTAAAACAGTTGGCTCAGCCTCCGGGCTTACCCCTATTAAAGCAAGTAGTTCAGGGTTTACAATAGTGGCAGAAGCTACTATTAATGTAGCCAAATTTAACCACATTGTTTTGCTTTTTAATATTGACTTTGTTTCCATGTTTTTATTTATTAATGTTTATTTTAGAAATACAATTATAAATTTTTCTTCTGCTTATATATGATTGAAAGCAAATGTCTATAAGCCCGCTATAAGTCAACAACTGAACCTTAAACACGTCTTTTTGAGATTCGTCAATCATCTTAAAAATATCTTTTGCCTCTGTTAATTCTTTAATTTTTGCTGCGTATTTTATCGAGGCCTGTTTATCTGCTACTTTAAATATGCTATCCCAGCAATTAACTTGCGCCTTCGCCGAACACGAAAAAATCAATATCATTAATCCAATTGTAAACCAAACCTTACCCATTTTGTTGTTTATTAATTAATTACTAATTTTACGCCATGTACATTATCGGAATATAAAACAGTGTAGTCCGCCGCCGAACCTGCACATTAAATTGAAATTTCAGAGCCTCGCCGTTGTATCGGTGAGGCTTTTTTGTTTACGATAAACACCTGTTTTGCGGTTGCGCTTTAAAAAGTTGTTGCCATAATGCCGGATTGCGAATATTTAATCCGTCATCAAAATGCACAACATCTGGCTTTTTAAAATCACCCCCGTATCTTAACACTTCATCTTTTCTAATTAATTCTATAAATGGCAATAAAATAGGTGGCAACGATAATTTACCTTCGTTATCCAGCAATTCGTGTGAGTTCCACATTTTACCGTTAGAATCAATAATATTCGCATCGGTTGCGTGGGCCACTAAATGATTACTCATTTCTGCCGGTATAACAATAGCGCCTTTTACATCAGTTGAATATCGTGCAGATGAATTAACAAACAATCCAAATTTACATTGCAAAGCATAACCACACAATCTATCCATGTGTGGCACAAAAAGTTCGTCAACGATGCAATCTTTAGCAGCAACGCCACCGTAAGATTTTACCAAAACAGGATTTGTGTAGGTTATTAATTTCACTTTCTTTTTGATTTTCTTTTTAAATTAATCCACCCGTGATTATGCAAAAGATTGAGTACAGTAACGGCGCCAACAACCCAAGCAGACCCCCAAGCCCCCATTTGACCTATCCAAGTAATAAATTCAATTAGTGGATCGTTGCTTTTAAACCAATCGAAAGCATGTCCCGTGGCAACTAATATAACCGTTGCAATTAAATTAAAAACGTTGCCGTGTGGCTCGTGGCTCATCTCCATAAATTTATTTTACCAATTAAGTAAACACTACCTTACTTTTAATTCAAAATTGCTAGGTGAAACACTCCATGTTTGAGCGCCTTGCAGTATCATTCCTATATACGCAGCTTTTTGCCTATAATCCCTCCACGAAGTTATAGGGTCGGGCAATGATGGTTTAACTAATGTATAAAGACTGTCTATCATAGCGCCTTTTATGGTGAAGAACCCGCTTTTAATAGCTGTACTATAATCGCTTTTGTACCAGATATATTCAAACTGAAATGATTGATAGCTAGAGGATGCTGTTTCAGATATTATTATCCCAACAACATGTGATGTGTCTGTACCTACAACGGCGCCTACTTTATTAAAAGTAAGTGCTGTTTTTGATTGTATTGCATAAGTTGTTTGAGCAAAAATATTTGCCGACAATAGCAATGCGAATAAAATTAATTTTGTTTTCATATTTTTTATTTATTAAAAAGGTGGTTGTTTTCCTGATCCTGAATTATAAAGACTCGTTATTTCTGTTGCTGTTAATGGCTTATTCCAAACCTGAACAGCGTCTATTCTGCCCTTAAACGGATATACGTAAGACCCTGACCCGTATTCGTCTATTCCTATGGTCGGAAAGTTTACTCCTGATGATGCGACAGTTAATCCATTCAATACACTACAGTCAAGTGTTCCATTTACATACATGTATGTACCTACACCGGCTTTGTGAACTATTACCAAATGCGTCCAAGCGTTGGGAATAACTGATGTAGGTGAATTTAAATCAAAAAAAGAACCACCACCATAGAAAACGCGAATCCACCCAATACCATTCGCCCCTTCTCCTATTCTAAACCCTCCATTAACGCCATCTTGTGTAGAAAAAATAACGCAATCGTAAACATCTACAGCATAATACCATGCGGATACAGAAAAACTAGATGTAAATGTAAATGTATTGACAGGCAATGCAACATAGTCGTCAATTCCGTCAAAGGTAAAGGAGGCTGAGCCTATTTTAGGTGAACCGGCTGCGGTTGCCCCGTTTGTTAGCGTTCCGTTATAGTGAGTGGTAAAATCATAAGGGTTTCCATCAGCATTATAAGCAGCCATCAGAGAGTCATTCAAAGTAGACGATTTAGACATCATACCGATTAAGGTGTAATACTTGTCTACCTGTCCAATACAAACAGAATAACTGAAAATTAATATATATTTAAGCTTTTTCATTATTGTTCATTGCTACTCCAAACGTGATATTTAGAGTCAATAGGATTATAAATAAAATAAAGTGTTATCGTCTTACTTGATGTGGTGGATGACGGAAGCGCACCAGCTTCTGCGACATAAGATGTCCCAAAACTAATCGCTCTTACGCTACCGTTGTCTTTTAACATCAATAAAAAACTTTGCAAATTTGAAAATGCAACAGTTGGATTATTAATTACAATGCTTGTAGATATGGAACCTAAATAACCGCCATTATAATTAGGATCAGGTGTTATTGTTGAAGAGCTTATTGTTTGAAGAGAGGGTGTTGTTTTTACAGAAGGATTTATATTTGTAAATGAAAGATAATCTGAAACTCCAATACCTATATCAGTAACAAACTTTGAATTTTGTTGATAAATACTCCCTTTATCAGTACCTTGTAAAACCTCCCATAAATGTGGATAAAAAGCAGATGCGGTATAAGATATTCGTTGCAATTTATATGGAGAAACGAATGACCCTGTGCTTACTAAAACATAATCCCCATTTTTAGTTGAATCAATTTGTCCTCTTACTAATATTTTTTGATTAATAAATGACGGAACTCCGCTAATTGTTGGAAATCTGCCATTAGTAGCTGCCGTATAGGTTGCATTTTGTCCGGGAAATCCTGTTATAGCACCCGAAGCATATACCGGTGAATTTGTTAAAGGTGTGTTTACTACAACATCAACAAATGTCACAGAAGAAACAGCATTTGTAGGCGCAGGAATAGATATATAAACAATCGGATCTGTCCCTATAATCGGATTAATTGTTGTTTGTAAAAAAAAACTCCCTCCATTCACGGAGCCCTTTAAAACATTTATTTGTGATGGATATATTTGAGATGTTTGATTATATGAGCTATCGCGATACATCTTATAAGTAAAGCCAAGCCCACCGGTATCATAAATAACATACAAACCATTTTGTAATTGTGCTACATTATTTTTAACAAGTAACACATCGCCAATAGTTAATTTTATTCCGTCTTGAAGCGGTATCTTGCCATTTGTGGTTGCAGTTAATGTTCCTGATGAATATGTTGTAGATAATGCAGATGTTGTGGCTGCCGTTGCAAAAAATACAGGGGAACCGTTTCCGCTTGATTTTGTAGATGCTAATAATGTTGACGGCGACATTATCGCATTTACATATTTTGATCCGTTCCAATGTAAGCCAACAATCCTATCCTTTGCCGTATCGCAAGTAGAAAAAGTTGGCAATGTAGAAAACGGTATCACATTGCTTTGAGCTAATACGCAACCAGATAGAAATATTAAAAATGAAAATAACTTAATTTTCCGGTATAAATTCTGTTGCCTCATCTTCTGATATAAATATTTGTTGAAAATCTTCTGTTCCAAAAACTTCACCTTCGTCTGTTTCTGTTGTATAAAAAATATTGTTGTTTGTTGTTGCGTTAAAAAGAGAATTGTTATTTATAAATGATTTGTCAAATAACAATGTTTTACCGGGCGTTAAAATGCTGGATATTGTAATTGAATTGTCAACAAGCAGCTTGAATAAATAATTTAATGATTGGTATGTATTTAAACATACATCATAAATTGTTTGTCCTTGCCTTATTGTGTATGGTGTCATTGTAAGCGTGATGCGTTTGGTATTACAGTCATATTGCCATTAGAATCAAGCTTTATAGAAGGCCTGTTGACTTGATAATTATCGGCTTCCAATTGCAGTTTAACCTGATTCTCTATACTGCTAATATTTACTTTCCCTTTTAAATTTATTGCTATTCCCACCCCTGTTGACGGCGAATTTTTCCACCATCCGGGGAACGAGCGCAAAATGTCAAGTATGTGCTGATTGTCCGATGGGGCGAAAACAAAATCGCCTCTCACATTGTCCCAATATAAGTCATCGTCAATTTGCTTAAAGTCTACTACAGGGGTTGACATAAAACAAAAGTAAATTATTCATTTAGGAATGTTTTTTTTTATAGTATATTTTTATATATTTGCCTTATAAAAGAAACTATGAAAAACGAGCCGCTATTTAACATAAGGATTAATTATAACGACAGCGAAACGATAGTGTAGCGTGTCTTATAATAGACTTATGTTACTTAGCTTCGGGAGCGTGGATTGCGGAGGCGAAAACATTGCAACTTTTTATCGTGGAGGTGTTAAGTTTTACCGTGAGTTATGCTGCTATTTTCGTAATCTGAATTTGAAAATGTTGACAATGTCCCAGGCGCATATGAGCCGCCCAAACTTACAATTGCGGCAGATATAGCAACTAATTGAGCTTGCGTTTGAGCTACCAATGCATTCAGCTTGCTGGTTAATTGAGATATTTTTATCACTCCGCCGAATGAGCCATCCCCCAGTTTTATAGTTCCCGCCAAAACATCGATAGTTGTAGTTCCAATTACCAAATACCATTCACTTAAATCACTCCATGAAAATATATATGGATCAATTTTGTCGGACATCACAACTCCTACCGTTGAACCAATAGCGGGGATTTTAAATTCTCCATCATTGCACTCAGGCATCAATCCGACATCAAACGGAGTTGCGCCTTTACCGCTTATAGGTGTTACATTAACCTTTCTATTCGGTTTATCAACAGAATTAACAGTAGCATCTAAAAGCTCTACAACATCGACATTATAAACCCCTGCAATTTTTTTTATTGCTGTTTTTATCTGTTGTTTCGATGCGATTATTTCGTGATCGTTCATATTGGCGCGTTTAATTGTGAGGTCGTGTAACCTTGGTCAATCCTTAAATGAACCAAAATATTTTGACGCAATCCGGAAAGCCCAAAAGTGGTTGTTACTTGTTTTACAAGATATGTTCCGTTTCGTTCCGGGAACACATTATCTTCTATTATTACGGCATCTCCATGTTTTACAAATGGCAATCCAAATGTAGTAAATGAACCTCGATAACCTGTGTAATAAAATTTAGGAAACGCCGCCAAGGCTCTTTGCAATAATTCTTCTTTTGTTTTGCAACCCAAAATAGGAAGCGTAATCATATCACCTACAAATGCTTTTGCGGCGGCATCGTCTAACTGCCCTGTTTTATCAATTGTTACTTCTAATCGTGTGCGTTTTGTTTTGGCGGTACCGTCCAAATTCTTTTCAGATAAAACACTTTGAAATTCGGAATAAGCACGTATTGCAAGGCTTATGTCCTCTTTTCGAGTATATTCGAGATTGTCACTTGTAATATTTTCTTGAAATCTAAATACGTTTTCGACCCGGTCCTGTGGATAATAAACAAGGCCGCTACAACGAAGCTCTCCATTTCTCATGTAAGAATAAATGCTACCATCTTTTTTAAGCCGCTCGAGCACCTGTGCAACAGTTTCGTTTCTAGTTTTAAAATCCCCGATATTTGTTTTTATAGTGCCGGAATTGCCGTCAACTACTGTTATTCCTGTACCTTGCAACATTTCTGTTAACATTGATTGTACAGTATATTGTGAATCTTTCCAAACTTTATCCGGAACCCGAATTTGTTTCAATATCCACATTTCGTCTTCGCATTCAATCTCAATGGGTACGCGTGGTTTTATTTTGGTGATATAACCGGTAAACCGGGTTTGTTTTTCCAGATATTCAGTACCGTTCATATTGTCCATAAACAACCCTAGATCTATCGTGATTTTATCCCCACGCATAAATATAGGGTTATTTCCGTCATATATTGTAGCTCCGCTTGTGTTGGGGTTTGCGCCTATGTCATAAGGTTGTCCTTTATCGGTAACGGCGTAAATATTATGAGGTAATCTTAATTTTGCAGTGTCGCTTAAATTTTGCCACGAATTTACGTTTTCGCCATGGTTTACAAAATCAAATTCAACAGTGTTAAGCACCCTATTAGGTGTTGCACTATTAGCTTGTTGTTGTACGGTTATAAATGTATAATCACGAAAACTCATTGTGTTGACCTACTTATTTTAAGTTGTACCGGAGTGTCGGATATTGCTTCAAATTCAAAACGTTGGTACTCTTGGCTTCCTTCCTCTTGCCAGATGCGAGCTTTTTTTATGAATATGTAATAAATCCCAAACATTCTTAGATACCACGAATCAACTTTAACGGCTCTGTTGGAATCTACACAACGTATAAATTCAGCTATATCGGCCTCAGGGTAAATATTCATTGTGTCGGCTAAAAATGTACCGTAAAAACTTATCCTCCTGCTTTTAGAACTTACATATTCGATAAAGCTACCATTCCGGCCCTGCACATCCGTAACAATAATATTTTTATCAATTTCAACATCCATTAAAATAGCATCTATTCTAATGTCGTTAAACTTGGCGATAGGTTTTCCGTAATTATCATAATAAGTGTCGCCATAAATAAAAAGATTTGACAGTATAGGGAATCCGAATTTACCATAACCCACGGGAGTCATTTGCTGTGAAGCCTGAGTAAAATTTGAATCCTGTTTATATCTATTCAAATCCTGTTTTTTTACAGGTGTTTGAAAAAAAGATAACGTGTTTTTTAGGATAATATTTCGAGCCGCCTGCAATCCGGCATTAACTAAAAAATCATCAAACTTTTTTAAGTTTTTTTCCGGATTGCCAATGTCGACTTTTGTGAAATTTGGTTGTAGCGATTTTAGAGACAAATCGGGGGATATCGGTTTGAATTGAAAATTTTTAGTCGCTGGCGCTTGATTTTCTTCTGCCATTATTCTGTACTTAAAATAGCTGCATCAGTTACAACTTTGTTTAACGCTTCTGAAAGTTTACCCATAAAATCATCTATGCCCATTTCCATAGTTGCCGGTGTTACTTTCATGTTTTGAAATGGGTTATTCATGTTAATTGTAATGTTTTTTATACTACTCGCCTTTGGTTCTGAAAGGCCGCTGCCTAAATCCGCCCCAACTTCTCCTTTGTCTCCTTTTAAAACTTTTGCAGAAGCGCCCATTAAAGCTGATTGTTGACGACTTAAGGCATCTAACAGTTGTTTTTTCTTTAAATAATCAACTTTCAACTGATTGTCTCCGAATAGATCGGCCACTATTGGAACTTTTCTTTTTGCAGCGGCAACTTCATTTGTAGCTTTTGCAACTTCAACCCTTAATCTCGATTTTTCATCTTCATAAGCCTGCTTTGCTGTTTTTCCAAGCTCTTTATAACGCGCTATTTTTGCATCCAGAGTTTTTAATTCAGCTTGCGCGGCCGTCTGCATACTTCCTTCGATCTGTTCTTTTAATCGTTTGTTTTCTGCATATACATTGTAAATTCCAACCGCCAAGGCCGCCAAGGCCGCGCCAACTAAAATGTAAGGATTTGCTAAAAGTGTTGTATTTAAAGAGGCTTGTATTATTTGCCACGCCGATGTTGCTCCTGTTATCCCTCTGGTTGCGGCTACATATTTAACCATGTCTACAACAAACATGGTTTTAGCAATAGTATTTGTGGCTATCATATACCCTTTTACCAATAACAAGCCAGCCCCAAACCCTGCAACAGCTACGGCCATCATTTTAAAGCCTCGTATTATGTCTGGGGCGTGATTTAATATTCCAGTCAATCCTTCAATTACTGAATTAATGGCCGGTTTTGCATCTTTGAAAATTTTATCCTTAAATACATCAAACGAATCTGTTAAGTTTAATAGCCTTCCGGAAGTGCTATCGGCTAAATTATTTAAAGCGTTAAAATATTGCCCCCCTTCTTTTCCAGCAAGCTTTAAAGAGCCTATGATTTGCTCATAAGTAATGTGATGTTTGTCAATTGTTATATTATACTGTTTGGCATATTTATCGAGTAATCCGTAAATATTAATACCCGCCATTCCGAACTGTTTAATATCCTGAGCAGTCGCTCCAACATTTTTTATTTGTTGTAAATTAAATGTCATTCGAGAAAGATCATCACCTGTTCCTCCCGTTGCCGCAATAGCATTGGCTAATGCATTAAAGTCCTCTTTTGCTTTTTTTGCGCTTATCCCGGTACTTATTAAAGCTGCATTACCCTTAAGTAATTCTTGAAAAGTAAACGGGCTTTTTGTTGATTCTGTTTGTAAATCTTTAAATACTGCGTTTGCCTCATCGCCACTTTTAAGCAGTGTTTTTAATTGAATTTCTGCACGTTCAAATGAGGCTCCGGTATTCAGTACAGATTTGCCAAAGGCGGTAATAGCATAAACACTGAACGCAGTCGCTAAAGTGCTTTTAAGACTTTGCGCGGCTTTATCAATGCCAGTTACAGAGCCTTCAAATTTCTTTGCGTTTTGTTCTGCTGTAGCAATTCCGCGCGAAAATAAATCCTCTAAACTAATTCTATACTTTAAACTTTCATCCATTGTTACCGCTTAAATTTTTGGCTACTAAAAAGTTTTGATATTCTAAAATCCACTTGCCCTGCCCGTATAGTTTTGCATATTCATCAACCTCTAAACTTTCCGGGTCTACCTTAAAACAAAAGCGAATTACCGCATCCATTTGCAGCAATTCGCCTTTATTTTCGTCAAGCCTTGCGGTTTCTATTTTTTTTTAAACACGTCTGCAAATAATTGTATCAAACCATTCATCCGTAACATCAATGACATATTAAGCATTGAATATTTAAGATCATACTTTCCGTTTGCATCCATAAAGCGGCTATCAGATGCCGATCCGTCAAAGCCTTTTGCGTTTAAATCTGAGTCACGTACAAGCTGCGCTTTTGCTGCAAGTTCAAGCCCTAGATCTTCGTTTTCGGAATAAATACGCAGAATTTTCATACCCGTTTTTGCGTCAGGTTGTTTGATAAATGCCACTGCAATATCTTCAAGTTCTTTTACTACGAATATTGCTGGCACAATATCAATTCCAAATACATTGCTTAAATCTTTGGCCTGTTTGTCAGCCTTTTCGCGAATATCCTCAATCCATTCAAGAACATCTAACTCATGTTCGACATCGGAAATCTGTTTTTGTATTACTGCAATTTCATCGGGGGTAGCCGTTTTCAACTGCTCATTAAGCGAATCAATTTTCGCTGTTAGTTCCTCTTTCATTAGTTTAGTTTTAGTTTATTGATTAATGCCAGCGAATATACACTCAACAGTGATCCATATTGCCATATCGCCGGCTTTTGGATTGTAGGTAGAATCTGTAAATTCGACATTGTTTAATATTTCAGGAGGTAAAATATTTCCATCATAAACAATGGGGATATTAAACGCTGAAATTTGTGTGGGATCATTGTTGGGGGCCGCTGCGCAAATTGCCTTATATTCTTCGAGCAATATTTCTAAAGTCAAAGCGTCATAGGTATATGCACCGCGCCCGCGCCCTATAGGCTGCGCCTGAAAGCCTTGTACGTTTTCTTTTTTGCGTCCAAATTTAAAGTTTACAGATTTTATACCTGTAACTATTACGCCGCCGATAGTGGTAGTAATATTGGCACTTCCTACAACATTTCCGTTTTTAAAAACTAAGCCCATCTTTTATTTTTTATTAAAAAGTACCAAATCCAATAGGAATACTTATTGAGTGAGCTATACCGTTTTCGGCAAGCTTCACACCTATAATTAATTTGCCGGCAACATTCGGCTTTTGAGTTGCGCTGATCAACACCCAGTTGCTTGCATTAAAATTGTTAGGATCGCCAGCTAAATCACCGCTTGCAATAAGCGGTTTTATAACATCTCCTTCAACAGATGTAATGTATTGAATAGTAGAAGCGGTCATTGTGCCGTCTGTATTCAGCAATAATTTCGATTTTAGAACAGGTGTTAATGCTACGAATGAATTTTTAATTACGCGATCAATAACCCTGTTATCATGCACCCAAGCATAATCATTCGTATATGCAACAGCACAATGATCATCAGAATACCAAGAGTTTGCGGTGTTGTTTTTTATCTTAGATAAATAAACGTAACGATTGTTGTTCAGTGCGTCTAATGTGTTTTTTTGTACTTGTTTGTAAGGTGTTCCATCGCCAAACATAAGCGTGTCAAACTCGGTTCCGTCATCGGTATTAAAACGAGGAATACAATTTCCGTAATCTTCTGAAATAGCAGCCTCAGAAATACAACCTATACAGGCTCCTAACGAACTGATTGTTTTACCAACCTGTTTGAATAAATCGAATCCGGTACCGTTTCCGTCATTATCAATTAATGCACTAACATTATTAGCTGTTAACGTAGCAAGATTATAAGAAACTCCCGGCAACGCTGTTGTAAGCGCACCGCTTATTGCTTTAATATCGGCTGCATAAGTGACATTTGATAAATAAGAGTTTGTTACACGAACTGCAGTAATAGCAGTTTGTATCTTTGTTAATGTTGCCAAGGCAAATGTTTGTGTGTCATCCCAAATTCCAATTTGAACAATTGAATCATCTGAAAATGACATCATATTTGCAATATCTGAAAATGCTGATGCGCCAGTCGCTCCACCAACGTTAAACATTCCGATAAACAATGTTCCATCAGGTTTTTGTCTGAAATACCTATCTATATGGTAGTGATATACAGCTAATTTTGAAGCTACGCCCGCAACTACATTTTGTGTTAATGTAACCGCAATTGTCCCTACAATAGTAGTAGTGTAAGGTGTTCCTGTGTTGAAATAAGTTCCGATACCCGGACGAGCTGTTATTGTTACTGTACTTGATCCGACAGTTGCAACGTAACCGTGTGTATTTGTATTTGCGTTTATTGCATTTGCGATACCTGTGGCCACATTTCCAGTTGTGGTGTCGCCCGCAACCTTGGTATAAGTGCCCAGCAGAATGTTTCCTCTTCCGGCAACTCCGCTCATCCACTCCGCTACATTTAACGAAATTGTGTCCCCATCCGATCCTACAGCGGTAACCAATACCGTAGATGTTGGTTTTGTTTCGTCAGTGTAGGTGTCTACTATTCCCAACGCTTCTGCATCAGAGGTAGAATTAACCTGAACAACGGAGCCTGTAGAAAAGTTATCAACTCCTCCAGGTAAAGAAGCAAGCAAGGCAGCAGGACGAGTGCTATTAAAAAACATTAGTCCTGAAATATAATCTGACCCCGGAGCTTGTCTCCCAGAGCCACCTTGCCCAAGTGTAAAATTTATATCATTCAGCTTTTGCATCTTCTTTGTCTTTTATAACCTTTTTAATTCTTTCGCCTTTTAAAAGATGAAATTCTTTTTTTTCTTTTTCTAATTTAGAACAAACCGTTTCGGTGTCGCAATTAACATATAGGTTGCCGTCAAAATCAACAATCACAACATCTCTGTGTAAGTGTTCCCTTGCTATATGTTTTGCTTTTAAAACGTCCATTATTTTTTATTACCTTTAGTACCTAACAACTCTTTTAATTGACTTATTTCATCAGCTGAAAAAGCGGCGCCGCTCAACATTTGCGATTCAAAGTTGCTTATCGGTTTTGCGCTCAAAATTTCTTCCCTTGTTGCTTCTTCTATAATTTTTGTAGTTAATACCGGGTGTTCAGTTATTGTTGTATGATTCGTTTTTTCATCAACTTTACTAAACACAGCTATGCGTCCATAAGTGCCCCCTAATTGTTTGTCTTTTTCTGTTTTTGGGGCAAACGAATGAACATTTAGATAATGATT